TTTTTATCATCAAAATCAGATGCACTAAAATTAGAATTAGTAATTGATGTAAAATTATCTAATAAAATAATATCATCTTCTTGTATATTGTGTGCACTTGGGAAAGTTATTGTAACTGTAGGTGATCCATTAACCGTACTAAACGCGCTTGTAAGCGTAGTTGTATTTTTAATAGGATGTATGTCATAAAATATACCCCCTGAATATGCATATAAAATTCTATTAGTTCCTATAATTGCATATTTTCTACCTAAACTATTTACAAAATGATGTAGACCTCTAGCAGCTCCTGTTAAATCATCAGTTCCTAATTGCTTCCAACCACCTATTTTTTCAGGTGTACCATATCTAAATCTAACATTATCGCAATCTACCCATTGACCTTCTGCAGTGGTCTCTGAAATTTGTTTATTAATACCGGGTTGAAATCCTATTTTTTGTAGCATAATGGAACTATAGTATAGATTTTTGTTAAAATCTATGGATTATTTTTCTTCTAATTTAATATGCTCGTCATCAAAAGAACGTAATGAAAGTGTTTCTTCTGGTAAATACTCATTAATGTCTGCCGCTAATTGCACTAAATGATTACCTATTTGTTTTAAACTATGGGCGCTTATTTCAAAATATCCTTTGTCTTGTAATATTTTAATTTCATCATTAGTAAATATAATTCGACCTGATCCATCTTGTTTATTCTGTAAAATTTTCATTTATAACATCTCCTTTATAGTTTGCATATTTACCATTAGCGTTAACATAATGTAAAAAAGTTTGTATATGATAATCTCCTTCATAGGGTTTTCTCCAATGTGCTATGTCACAACCTTTATATATCACACCATCCCCTGGTTTTAAATTAATTTTATTACCATCCATATAAATTGGCCATTCGTGTTCTCCATCTGATCCAATAAAAAGTGTAACACTTATTTCACAAGATGCTCTGTCTTTATGTTTTTTTAATTCCGCACCATAAGTATAACATCTCCAATATGTGTAAGTTTCATGTAATTGTAAGTCTATATTTTTTTCTAATATTTTCTTTTTGTCTCTTAAAAATACTTCCATTAAAGGATCTTTATAAAATTTAGTATCACCACAATTATTTTGTACTTCATCAAAACTATCTAAATTTGTTATGTGTTTTTGTTTACAATACTCATGAGCAAGTTTTAATTCAGCTCCATTTAAAAGTTTAGGTATTACTTTATATTTCCACTTTAAGTTAGCCATGATACAATCGCGTAACGCGTTCCTTTCGTAACAGGTGATACAGAATGTGGATACATAAAATTAGAAGGCCACATTATACACCTACCTGGAAATGGTTTTATTGTTTTGTATATTTCATGAGTAAAGGGATCATGAAAATTTAACTCACCCCCTTCATAATCATTATTTAAAAATATAATTACACTTAAAGTTCTCGGCATTTTTGCATGGTGGTCTGAATGCATTTTATAAAATCCTCCTTTTTCATATTTTAAAACTTCTATTGTTTGAACTTTTTCTGCGCAAGTATGATGATTTCCATTATATATTGAAAAAATTTTAGTAATAATATGACGAAGATATTGTGCCCAGTGAATTGAGGTTAGACTCTTAGGGTTAAAAGAATAAGTTTGAGTATTTCTCATTTTTTTGTCTACTACATCAGTTTTATTATTACTGCCTATTACTTGTGCATCTTTAAATTCAACTTTATCACCTATATATTTTACTAAACTAGCAACTCGTTCAATGTTGAAAACACCATCATAT